CTCCTCCGCATTTTCTTTTAAAGTATTTTTAATTCATTCATTCAATGAAGGTGATTGAGTGACTGTTTAGTAGAAAGCGAAAAACTCCTGGCAACAAATGGCACAAGCAACTGTGAAAACTGTTCAATATCTTGATCCAAGAATTGAACCTCAGCCCGATCCTGTGTATGACTACGTCATCGGGCCTACACAGAATCAATATTATCGCATCCCTGCGAGCGGGTTCAGTCAGAATTCAATTACCTTCAATAACTTGACGACACTGGGTGTTGACAGGGCATATCTCGACACCTTTGAAATTGAACTCTCGGCTGACATCACTTTTGCTGTCGTGGATGCAGGAAGGGACGTTTCAGGTGGTGGTGCAGCACAACCAGATTATCGCGGGTATTTCGAACGCCCCGTAGAAGGAGCTGCATGGGCCGACTCGCAATTCTTTGCACCGGATTTTGGCGACTGGACATTCCAATCTTTCCCCTTTAATACCTGTTGTGAAGAAGCTCGTGTCAATATAAATGGTGGAGCTTTCTTCTCGCAGCCAATGACATATGTGCGCGCAAAGGAACGATATATGAACCAGTACGAACTGTCAAAGTCCTACCAGAATATCTGCCCGGTACATAGGCCGGAATTGCAGTATGAGTCAGGAAGACGGTATGATAAAGTTGCCCTGTATAATAATCAAACTATGTCTACAGTTGGCCCGCTTTCTTCCATGAACTCGCGTTATCGCTCCCAACATACCTTGTATACACAAAGTACCGAAGGAATCTGCGGTGGAGACAACATGTCATTTATAAATCTCTCCGCTCTTAATGATGGCACCTCAATGGGAAATATCACCTATGAAACAAGGCACAACCACACAGAGGGTTTAACGTATGTAACTTTTAAAAACATACACTGGCGTGAACCACTATTCGTTTCTCCATTTTCATCCCGTTACGATGCAACTTATGGTCGTCCTTTGTACAATATTACTTCCATGGACCTTGCTTTCAATCTTTGCAGTGACCTTGGAAATATGATCCGTGTCATGAATTGGAGAACAGGTAGTTGTACCGATGGCGTGGCAGCAGCAGGTCCCATAGAAAATCTAATGAGACCTGGTATGATCAGAAACTATAAAGTTGAACTAAAAAACGCAAGCTTGTGCTACCAAGTTATGACAATACCCCCGATCCTTAACAAACCGCTTACAACACTTGTGCCTTACCGACGGTTTGTGCCCTTCATCACAGAATACAACCACCAGTTCCATAGCGGGGCGACAAGCGGGCTTGCTGCGAACTCGGTTAATGTGAATGGGGAAACAATTACAATCTCCTCTGGTGTTTATACATTCAACGAAATACCGACTGCAATTTGGCTGTTTGTCGCACCGGTAAAGTCACGTTATCAAGAAAACCAAGTGGATCTGTATAAACACGGAGATGCAGCCTATAATAGCCAGGTGTATAACAACGCCGTAAATGTCACATACGGTAATTGGGATTCAAACAAACTCTTTGCCTATATTACAGGTGTGAATCTCAGCATGGCAAATACTACGCAAATACTTGCAACGGCAAAACCAGCTGATCTTTACCGTATTGCGAAGGCAAATGGGTGCGAGGATTCTGCAGAGTCCTGGTTAAATTCTGGAACGGTATCCTCTCACATTCCATTTGTTTGTCCTCTCCACCTGGACAATGATGCAGTAGTAAAAGCTAAACCGCCATTCGACACAACACTTGGCGCTAACGCACGCGCGTTTGCCGTAACAACAACAATGTGGCAAACGCAGAATGGAATGGCGAAGTATGAGTACATGAGTCAGAGGTTTGGCGCGGGCTCAGTTCTTCGGCTGAAGCCAGGAGTGGATATCGTTGTTCCGGATCAGCCCCTGATCCCGGGTGCGAACGCAAATAATATGATTTTCCAGGCTACCGTTACAGCAAACACTCCGCCAAACTCAATGGCACAAACCAAATACGCGCTCTGGATGCTGTTTGAGTACGTCGGTGTGGCTGCAATCTCACCTGGACAGTGCGAGATTACAATGAACCCACTTGGTTCAGGTGAAATCATGGCTGTTTCTCCGGTTATGTCTGCTACTTCTGAGGAAACTGAGGGAAAGGTTGAAGGAAGCGGGTTCTGGGATTCTGTGAAGAAACACTCAAGGATTGCTGCACAGTTGGCAGATGATGGAATCATTTCAATGATTCTTAAACGTATTCCTGGTGCACAGGGAGCAGAGAAATGGGCAAAGAAACATGGATTAGGTGAACCTATGGCAAAGAAAGCCAGAGGTGGCGCGTGTGATGGAGGCGCCGTTATTGGGAGAGGGTTGAATGATTGGGTGTAAACCATTTTCACATGGTTGGGGGAGAAACAAGATCGAACCACTCATCGGGGAAGGGCATAAAACGTCCTTCCAGCACATAGTCAAACTTTCCTTTGCTTGTACCACACTTGATCATTGCCAAATTCTTAATTTTCGAACTTGGACAATCTGGACTTGCTTTGTAGCTGTGATAGCAGATCTTGCGGAAGAAGGTAGCAAAACGTCCGCTCAGCACGCTGGGGTAGAAGGTGAAACTCTTGTCCTTCGTGATGATGAAATTGCACAGCGTTCCATCATTTCCACCTTCTTCACGCCCAAGCTCCTTTATGCAGATGGAGAGCTTCTCATTGAACCACTCATCATAGGTTGGACGAGCGACATTCTGCGCATCAAAGGACATGCAGTCGCACAAGTACAACATGTTCAAAATGTCCCTCGTTCCAACCTTGTGCTTCGCTGTGCGCGTTTTGATGTTTGGTCCAAGGAAGATCTCGCGGAAGGTTGCAGTCGTGTATGCACCCTTTGAGGGTTCAACAGCAATCGGCTGGAACCAATAGTCAGAAAGCAGAAGAGTATCGCCAAGAGACAGAAAATCCTTGCTGTCAATGTTCTGGCAAACCTTCTGGAGAGGAGTGACCCTATGACCCCGAGGATGTTTCACCATCGTCATCGGAGTCGCCGTGGAAGATTGTGCTGGGAGGGAAGCAATACGGCGGCCTCTTTCCCCCTCGTCCTCCATTGTTGAAGAAAGTGTTGGCAGAGTCACACTGCTCTCGGTGCGCTGAATTGGCAGAGCAGGAGTCATCCGAGCTTGTTTCGCCGCAGGTCTTAACGCAGACATCTTTTCCGTTGATGTAGATATGGAAAACCACAGTGGTCATAAATTTGTTCAGGTTGTACGCAAACAAATGAGAAAATAAAATTCACAAATTTACA